GATTCAAGCCTCAAGTACGAGGTTGCCGATGAGAAGGTTCTCGACACCGTGCTGGATGTCATCAACTACATCGTGATCTTCTACGCCATCCACTCGGAGCGTAAGGAGAAGGAAGCCACTGGAGGGTTCTTCCTTGAATGAATCTAAGGACGGAGAATTTCCTCCTGTTCCCTTCAGCCTCGTCAAGCGGCTGGATGATTCCATTCCCGAGAAATGTCCCGATCTCACCATGAGTGAGCGGGACATCTTCTTCTATGCGGGTCAACGGGCAGTCGTGCGAATGCTCGTTGAGATCCACAAAGAACAGAACGAGGTGTCGTGATGTGCATGGGCGGCGGTTACAAGGCTCCTCCTCCTCCTCAGGCTCCGGTTCAGCTTCCCCCGGCCCCCACGGCTCCCGCCATGGCCCCGACGATGCTCCAGAGCACTCCCAAAGCTGCGGTTCCTCAGGGAATCTCCTACAAGAAGAAGGGCAAGCGTTCCCTGACCATTCCGCCCTCGACCCCGAGCGGAGGCTGACATGGACACAGCGAAGGCCACATACCAGCGCATGGAGGTCAACCGCGATGCGTACCTCCAGCGGGCTCGGGACTGCGCTCGACTGACGCTCCCCTACCTCATGACCGATGACGGGGACCAGTCCTCCCAGCGACTCCCCACTCCATATCAGGCCATCGGAGCCCGTGGAGTAAACAATCTAGCCAGCGCCCTGTTGCTTTCGCTGCTTCCACCGAATGCACCCTTCTTCCGGTTCGTGCTCGACTCCAAAGCACAGATGAAGCTCATGGCGCTGGCCCCTAATGCCAAGAGCGAGGTGGAGGCCAGCCTCTCCGAGCTCGAACGAAGGATCCAGAAGGACATCGAGGGTCAGGGGATCCGCAGCAGCCTGTTCGAGGCAATCAAGCAGCTGATCGTCTGCGGCAGCGTGGTGATCTACTTCCCCGATGACGGCCCGATGCGCGTGGTGAAGCTTGATCGATTCGTGGTCAAGCGCGATCCCATGGGCAATGTCAGGACGATCATCATCAAGGAGACGGTGGCTCCCGCAGCCCTGCCCGAGGAGATGCAGCCGTTCGTCAAGTCGTGTATGTGCAGCCACGAGAACACCGTGGACATCTACACTTGCTGCCATCGCCGACCCGACAGCATCGAGGTGTACCAAGAGGTCGAGGGTGAGATCATTCCCGACTCCTATGGTGTCTACCCCATCGAGCAGTCTCCCTTCCTTGCGCTTCGCATGAACCGCGTGGACGGCGAGGACTACGGGCGCTCGTATGTCGAGCAGTACCTTGGAGACCTGATCTCGCTGGACAGCCTGTCCAAGAGCATCGTGGAGGCCGCAGCAGCCACCTCCAAGCTTCTCTTCCTCGTCAACCCCACTGGCACGACGCGGGCGAAGACTCTGGCTCAGGCTCCCAACGGGTCCATCCGCGAGGGTAATGCAGCCGATGTCACGGTGCTTCAGGCGAACAAGAACGCCGATCTCATGGTCGCCATGCAGACCATGAACACGATCTCGGAGCGCCTGAGCTACGCCTTCCTGCTGACCGAGGCGACCATCCGCAATGCGGAGCGTGTGACCGCCGAGGAAGTCCGTCTGGTCACCCAGAGCATCGAGCGTCAGCTTGGTGGCATCTACTCGATCCTCTCTCAGGAATTTCAGCTGCCGCTGGTGGCGCGGATCATCGACCGCCTCACCAAGAGCAAGCGGATGCCGAAGCTCCCCAAGGACTTCGTTACGCCTACCATCGTGACGGGCATCGACGCCCTTGGCCGTGGTAACGACCTCAATCGACTGGATCTGTACCTTCAGGGAATCGGGCAAGTGCTCGGTCCCCAGATGATCCAGCAGTACATCGATGTCCGCGAATACCTCAATCGCCGTGCAGCCGCACTCGGCATCGAGACCGCAGGACTGGTAAAGTCCGAAGAGCAGCTCCAGATGGAGCAGCAGCAAGCCATGCAGATGCAGATCCTTCAGCAGCATGGAAACCAAGCCATCAGCAGCGGCGGCAAGCTGCTTGAGGCGAACATGAAGCAGCAGCAATGAGCAACCATCAGTCGATCACGATCACCAAGGAAGCCCCGCCCGACACCGCCATGGAACAGGCAATGCAGGAATCTGCAAGCCAGCCCGTGGACACTCCAGCACCCGAGGAGCGTCCCGGCTGGCTGCCTGAGAAGTTCAAGTCAGCCGAGGATCTCGCCAAGGCGTACTCCGAGCTGGAGAAGCGTTTCTCGACCCCTGCGGAGAAGCCCAAGGCTGTGCCTCAGCCCGAAGCGGAAACCCAGCAGGGCTTGGACCTCGACTCCTACGCCAAGGAGTACGCCGAGACTGGTGCTCTTTCCGACGAGAGCATCGCCAAGCTGACGGCCTCGGGCATCCCCGAGCCGATCATCCGCAACTACCTCGATGGCATCGGTGCTCTGTCCGACCGACAGTCGCAGCAGATCTACGGTCTTGTCGGCGGTGAGACCCAGTACAACTCCATGCTCGAATGGGCTTCGGAGAATCTGGAGGAGGGCGAGATCGAGGCGTTCAACTCCATCATGGAGCAGGGCAACACCCCGTCCATGCAGATGGCCGTCCGTGGCCTTCAGGCGCGGTACACCCAGAATGTCGGCCAGCCATCGAAGCTGATCCAAGGTGAAACCACTGGACCCAGCGGCGGAGCATTCCGCAGCATCGCCGAAGTCACCGCAGCCATGCAGGATCCTCGCTACTCGAAGGATCCCGCCTACCGCCGCGATGTCGAGAACCGCCTCAAGACCAGCAACATCATGAACATCAACAGCCGCTAAGGAGCAAACATGACCTCTTGGAAGACCACCGTCACTGGCGTTGCCGCCATCCTCACCGCCGTTGGAGCCGCCCTCACCGCTCTCTTCGACAACGATCCCGCCACGAACATCGACATCGCCGTCACCGTGGCTGCGGTCATGAGCGGCATCGGCCTGATCTTTGCCCGAGACAACAATGTGACCAGCGAGGACGCGGGGGCTAAGTGAATGCATTTCTCAATGCACTCTTCACTGCGCTGTTTGAAGGACTCGTTCGACTGGCTGCGAGAAGCCGTGTGGCAGTGGATGCTGATCAACGGCCTGATCTTCTTCGCCGCGCTGGTTCTCGCATTTCTCGCTGGCTGCAACAGAGCCGTATTCATCCCAGAGTCAAGCCCGATCAGGATGGGACCAAGCGTCAAGGGGAAGGTGTACCTCCTGTTGGACGGCCAGTGGACCCTGACGGACAACCAAGTCCAGATCCCTGAAGGCTGGTACTGCGTACCTCCTTCATTCGTTCAGGATGAATCTAAGGAAGTTCCATCTTCTTGACAGGTGGAACAGGTGGCGAGTTGTGGCCCCATGCGTGGGACAACCTCAAGAGTAGCGCCTACAAGTCAAGAACTGTTCACGCTCTCTTTTCTAGGAAACCCAAACCATGGCAATTCAGACTACTCCGTCTCGCGTTGGCCAGAACCAGCTTGCTGGTGATGCCGACTTCCTCTTCCTGAAGGTCTTCAGCGGTGAGATCATCACCTCCTTTGAGGAAGCCAACATCATGATGCCGCTCCATCGTGTCCGCACGATCTCCAGCGGCAAGTCGGCTCAGTTCCCGGTCACTGGCGTTGCTTCGGCTCAGTACCACACCCCCGGCGAGTCGGTTCTCAGCACGGGTGCGACCACTGGCTACGGCAGCACTACGAGCGCAAACTCCACTGCTTCGAATGTGACCGTGGCATACGACGGCGGCGCGTCCAAGTACGGCACGAAGTTCGCGCACAGCGAGCGGACCATCACCATCGATGATCTTCTCATCGCTTCGACCTTCGTGGCCGACATCGATGAGATGAAGAATCACTACGATGTCCGTTCGGTCTACTCGCGTGAGATCGGTCGTGCGCTTGCGTACACCGCCGACAAGAACCTCATCCGCACGGTCATCGCGGGTGCGCGCACCGTCGTTGACCGCTTTGGAACCGCTGCTGCTACTTCCAAGCAGTACCTTGGAGAGCAGATCGACCTCAGCGATCAGGCGCCGACCACTGCCACCGAAGAGCTCATTGCTGCGATCTTCACGGCTGCTCAGAAGATGGACGAGAAGAATGTCCCTTCGGACGGTCGCTACTGCGTCCTTACCCCGGCCAACTACTACAGGCTGGTCAACGGTGATGGTGCGAAGATCGCCGTCAACAAGGACTGGGGCGGCAATGGTTCGTTCTCCAAGGGTCAGGTGGTCGAGATCGCGGGCATCCGCATCTTCAAGTCGAACCACATCCCTCAGGTCACCGAAACCAATGTGAACAATGTTCACAATGCTTCCGGCGTGAAGAACGATGTCTTCTACACCAACGGCATCGGCTACGGTGGCGCTGACTTCAGTGCCACGCAGGGCATCATCTTCCAGACCGAAGGCGTCGGCACGGTCAAGCTGATGGATCTCGCTGTCGAGTCCGACTACATTGTCGAGCGTCAGGGAACCCTCATGCTCGCGAAGTACGCCATGGGCCACGATGTGCTCCGTTCGGAGTGCTGCTTCGAGCTCGTCAGCTGAGCCAACCAGCCGAAAGGCTGACCACACAACCTAAGGGTGGTGGGTTCCATCTGGAGCCCACCACCCATTTATCGAGGTTCAAATGCTCTACAAGACCACCAAGCTGAACGCCATCAACACGATGCTCTCTGCAATCGGGGAGCCCCCCGTGAACACCCTGAGCTCGCAGCGGGCAGACAGCAACCTTGCCGAGCAGATCCTCGATGAGGTGTCCCGTGAGATCCAGTCTTACGGATGGCACTTCAACAGCGAGTACAAGGTGACGCTGGCTCCTGATTCCAGTGGCTACATCTACATCTCGGAGAATGTCGTTCGGGTCGATACCAATCCGAACAAGTACACCGATCTGGACATCGTCCTGCGTGGCAACCGCCTGTACGACAAGGTCACGAACTCGTATGTGTTCTCGGCCAGCATCGAGGTGGACCGCATCGTCATGCTTGAGTTCGAGGAGATCCCCGAGCCCGCCCGTAGGTACATCATGATCCGCGCTGCCCGCATCTTCGGTGACCGCATGATCGGCTCGGAGAAGCACCATATGTTCACCGGGCAGGACGAGATGATGGCCATGGCGAAGATGCGCGAGTACGAGAACGACACCGCCGACTACTCGATCTTCGAGGACATCTCGACCCTCAGCGTCATCAATCGGAACGCCTCCTACAGGACTTACTGATGCCCCTGTTGACCCAGTCGATCTCCAACCTCATCGGGGGAGTCAGCCAGCAATCCCCGCATCTGCGGGCCGACAATCAGTGCGAAGACATGGTCAACGCCTTCCCCAGCATGGTGGAGGGTCTGATCAAGCGACAGCCGACCAGCAGGGTCACGGAGATCAGGAACGCATCGACCACCGTCTATTCCGGGATCACTGGAACCGATGTGAAGTCGCACCTGATCGTCCGAGACTCGACCGAGAAGTTCTTCGTCTTCATCAAGCCCGCCGCAAGCTCGGGAGACTGCGCCGTGGAGGTCTACGATCTCAGCGGCAACAAGAAGACCGTGTACTACGGGGCGGGTTCGCAGGACTACCTCGTCAACGCGACCAAGGACACGCTGAAGACGCTCACAATCGCCGATGTGACCTTCGTGGTCAACACGGCCAAGACAACCGCACTCAGCTCGACAACGACCACGGTGGTCAATCCAGACCGTGCCGCACTGGTCTATGTCAAGCAGTCGGCAGCCGACCGAAAGATCTCGATCACGGTCACTGATTCTAATGGAGGAAACTCCATCACCGTCAGCAACACGCCGAACGGAACCAACATCGGTACGGATCACTGTGCTGAATCTCTAGCTGCCTCGCTGAATGCTCAAGGAAGCCCAGCGTACACCGCGACATCGAAGGACAGCGTCATCCACATCACCCGTGGAGCCGACTTCAACATCACGGTCGAGGATGACTACGGTGGGCAGGGAGCGATCTTGATCCGTGATCAAGTGCAGCGGTTCGAGGAGCTTCCCAGCACGGCTCCCAACGGGTACATCGTCAAGATCTTGGGAGCCCCCGAGAGCGGCATCGATGACTACTATGTGAAGTTCGTCACGGACAACGCCCAGTCGTTCGCCCGTGGCTTGTGGCAGGAAACCATCGCCTCTGGCGTGAAGTACCTGTACGACTACACCACGATGCCGCACATCCTGATCAGGCAGTCCAACGGGACATTCCTGTTCAAGAAGGCCGATGGAAGCACTCCCAGCGCCCCCTCCGCTCCTGCTGGGGCCGACTATAGCTCGTACCTGTGGGCCAGTCGCCTTGTCGGTGATGACCTGACCAACGGCTTCCCGAGCTTCATCGGGCTTCCGATCAGCAACATCGTCCTGTTCAAGAATCGCCTTGGATTCCTGAGCGACGAGAACATCATCATGAGCGAGACCTCCGAGTTCTTCAACTTCTGGAGGACCACGGTGCTCGACATCCTCGACACCGATCCCATCGATGTGGCATCGAGCAGCCCGAAGATCGGAAAGCTGAAGTCGGGAACCGTGTTCAACGCGGAGCTGATCCTGTTCACCGACAGCAGCCAGCTGGTTCTGCGCGGCGGCGAGATCCTGAGCCCCCGCTCGGTCGCCCTGCTCCCCGTTGGAGACTACGAGAACTACTCGGACATCCAGCCGACCTCGTCCGGTCTGTCGGTCTACTTCACCTACAACCGTGGAAACGGATTCACCGGACTCCGCGAGATGGTTCCTCAGCAGAACATCTCTGGTTCATACATCGTCAATACGGTCAGCGACTTCGTCCCCAGCTACATCGCCGCCAAGCCCTCGCACATCACCGCATCGGCTCAGGAGAACATGGCGGCTCTGGTGTCGAATGGCGACCTGTACTTCTACAAGTTCGCCACCAGCGGCGACTCGGTGGTTCAGTCGGCGTGGTTCAAGTACAACTTTCCCGACAACGCTTCAAGCGGATTCGCCAAGGTCATCTGGGCCGAGTTCGTGGACATGGAACTTTATCTTCTGGTTCTGCGATCCACTTCCGCGATCCCAGTGCTTGAGAAGATCCGCCTCGGCAACGACATCAACGACAGTGGGTTCGTCAACGGCTCCAACTGGACCGCGCATCTTGACGAGCGTGAGCTCAAGGCTTCTGGAACAGGCACATACAACGCCACCACTGGCCTGACCACTTGGACGCTCGCCAAGCCGTATTCGTACATCAGCGGAAAGAGCAGCGTCTACACGACCAGTGGGGCCACCCTGACCGTGATGTCTGGAACCTCCTACAACCTAGGAAGCGACACTGCTGGAACGATCTCAGTCCGTGGTGACTACAGCGCCGTGGCGGTGTGGATCGGCCTGAAGTACGAGATGAAGTACCAGTTCTCCCAGTTCTGGCTTCAGGGCAAGTCTGGATCGCGTGGGCAGTCCTCGCTGCTCAACGGTCGCTACCAGCTTCGCAACCTGTCCCTGAGCTTCGAGGACACCTCGTACTTCAGGGTCAAGGTGGCCACCGATGGCGAGAACAACTACGAGTACGATTACTCAGGTCTGGTGATCGGCACATCGGTGCTCAACCAGATCTACCTGAACCGTGGTTCCTTCCGTCTTCCGATCTACGGACGGAACACGACCACCACGGTCACCATCGTCAATGAAACCGCGCTCCCTTGCAAGATCATCGGAGGCGAGATCGAGGCCGAGTACACCGACAGGGCAACGCGATTCTCATGATCGAAGTCCGTCCAACAACAGATGGTGATGCCGAGCGCATGGCTCCTAGGATGCGTCAGGAGGACATCGATGAGGTCCGTGCTGCTAGCGGCAAGCACCACTACATCGCCCTGCTGGACAGCATCGATGCGTCAATTGAATGCTACACGGCTTGGGTGCGGAACTCCCCCATCGCGATATTCGGGATCTGCCGTGGAGAGAATGAATCCATTGGATGCATTTGGCTTCTAGGAACCGACGCGATCAGCGGCAATCAGATCGACTTTCTAAGGAAGTCCAAGCACTGGATCGATGAGTTCCAGAGTCGATACGCAGTGCTCTACAACAACATCGATGCCCGAAACACCGTCCACATCAAGTGGCTCCAGTGGCTCGGCTTCACCTTCATCAACCACTTTCCTGAATACGGAGCGGAAGGAAGACCCTTCTACCAGTTCGTGAGGATCCCCTAATGTGCGAACCTGTATCCATCGGCCTTGCTGTTGCTGGAGCCAGCATGGCTTCCCAGTCGGCGGCCCAGAGCAGCGCGGCCAAATCCCAGAACAAGTACAGGGCAGCCCTCGGTGAGGCGCAGAACAGGGAATTCGAGCAGACCGTCGAGAGCGTCAAGCGCGACATCGGGCTCCAGACGGACGCCCTGATGGCGCAGCGCATCGAGGTCATCGATCAGCAGAAGCAGGAGCTCCAGAACGCCACCAGAGACGCCCGTCAGTCATCGGCGACCATGAGGGCTGGAGCCGTCGAGGCGGGCGTGGAGGGGCGTAGCATTGATCTGCTGCACCAGCAGCTGGAACGGGACACGATGGAGCTTCAGTCGGCGGCGATCCGCAACATCACCAACTACACGATGCAGATCAACCGAGAGGCTCAGTCGATCTACAGCCGTGGGCAGAGCATCATCAATCAGGGATATCCGTCCCCGCTCCCGCCTCCTGCGAATGTCAACTACGGACTCATCGCCGTCAACAGCGTCACCGCTGGCTTGAACGCTGGTCTGGCCTCGTACTCCGCTTTCAACACTCCGAATACAGGTACAGTCGCTTCTCAAGCCGCGCCAAGCGGTGGGTATTCCGGCGGCTATGGATCCCTTGGGTCGTATCCCGCACCTTCGTTTGGATGGCCGGGTCAATAAGGAACACAAATGGCCAAGAAACGCCCCTCGCTCGGCACATTCGCCAACCCAACGCAGACTTTCGTCGCCCCCGTTCAGGCGGAGAAGACAGTTGCCCCTCTGGATCAACAGGCGATCAGGGAGACCTATGCGTTTGCCGATGCATTCGGTGAACTGAGCCAGTCGATGGTCAAGGTCGCCAGCACGATCAAGACCGAGATGAACGCGGAGCAGTTCAGGTCTGGTCAGGAGGCCGTCAACAGCAGCCGACGCACATACGCCCAGATGATCCAGTCTGGACAGATCAATCCCAGCGAGAATCCGTGGATGGCGCTGGGAGCCCAGAGGGCTTCGGGAGTCCTTGAGGCTTCCCGTGCGCGCAACGAGTTCAAGGCTGAGTACGACACGGCGATTGCCGCAAATCCCGATCTGCTGAAGGACAACACCTTCTTCGATGCCCTTGCTGCATCCTACGCGACCAAGAAGTCGGCTGAATTCGGCACTGCCTCATACCTGAGCGAGGCGTTCTTCGACCAGTTCAACCCGAGCATGGTCTCCATGAGCGCGGAACACGCCTCGAATGTCGGAAAGTACCGACAGGGCAAGATCATGGAGTCGATCAAGATCAAGGTCGCCGATGCCTTGTCCGCAGTGGCTGAAAGCAACAAGTACGGCTACCGCGTTGACGGCTCGCAGAAGGATCTTGGCTGGTACGGGGTCATGTACGACACCGAAGGCAACGCGGTGACCGAGAAATCGATCACGATCACCACTTCCGATGCGGGAGACATCCAGATTCCCCTTCTGGTTCCCGGTCTGTCGTTGGCTGGACGGGAAGCGATTGTCTACGCGAGCAGGAACGCGACTCCAGACGAGATCCTCGGCAGCCTGTCCGAAGAGGATCGCAATCTCGTGTTCGATCACGCCCGAAAGCGCGTTCAGGAGGGCAAGAGCCCCTTCTACGACACGACCTTGGACAAGGTTCTCCCCGAACTCCAGCTCTACATGGATGATCAGGGTCAGAACATGGGTATGCCGCGCGTGGCCAACCTGTCCACCGCCGTGCAGCTCATCGAGGCAATGAAGTCCAGCTCCATGACCTACGAAGCAGAGGAACTGCTTGGAAGGCTGATGGCTGGAACCGGAAGGCTTGCCGATGTTTCCGAGGTCAAGGCGATGCTTGTCGATGCTCAAGCCGACATCGCCAAGAATCGTGCCGACCTCGCCGTCGCCAGAGACAAACAGATCATGGGAATGGAGACCGAGAATGCGTACTACGCCGCTCGGACCGCTGCCTCCAATGGAAACGAGAACCTCGGCATGGAGGCGTTCTTCGATGACTACTCAGCATTGCTGAAAACGCTTCCAACCCTCGGTCCCATTGAGCGCGGCAAGGCCATGGACTCGTTCACCGAGGCGTGGCGCAACGGAACGCGGGAAGGCAACACTTCGCTGGAGTACAGGAACTCCACCTCATTGAAGCGGCTCATGGCGCAGGACATCGAGGAGATGCAGAAGGCTCTCAAGGGCCAGATCTTGGATTGGGGCTCCCTGCGCCGCCAGTTCAACGACCGACTCCGAACCCTGCGGATCGATGACAACGGCGTCAAGGCTGAATCGGGCAGGAAGGATGTCGTTCCGGTCATCAACAACTACCTTGAGGAGCGTCGTAGGCAGATCGAGGCGATGAATGTTCCTCCCGCGCAGAAGGCACGACTCCACCAGATGTACAGGCTTGAGGAGATCAACGCCGCCATCCATTTCGGACTCGACAGTCGCGTGGCTGATCTTCGCGACATTGCGATGAACGGAATCAGCATCGATGTCGAGCGTGGAATCCGTCCTGAGCTTGTCGATCTCATCGAGATCTACAACAACTTCGAGGGCGGTCAGGGTCCGATTGAGGTTCTCTTCTCGAAGGGCGAGGCTGGACAGCGCACACTCCGATTCCTTCAGGAGGTTCGGATGGAGATGCGGACCATGTCGATGCCCGATGCGGTTCGTGATGTCGCGCAGCGTCTCAACATGGACTCCGAGATGGACATCCTCTCGATGACCGACATGAAGGCGAATGGGGCCGACATGATCGAGTTCCGAAACCGAGTCCAGTATGTTCAGAACCAGCTCGTGGACACTTGGTGGCCTTTTGGGTTGGGAGAGACTCCGCTCAATCCCGATGCAAACACTGCTGTTTCGGCGATGTTCACGAAGAAGTTCATCGAAGCCATGCGGGCGACCAAGGGATCGTTCCATGAAGCCCTTGAAGTGGCGTCGGACCATGTCTACGAGAACACCATGATCGTCAACCTTTCGGTGATTCCGAAGGGTGTGTTCGGTCCCGACATCACCGAGCAGTACTTCCACGACTTCATCAATGTGGAGGCTGGTCCCGGTGCTGACGAAAAGTTGACCACCCTCGTCGTTGTCGGAGATGCCCCGAACGGAGAGCCTGTGTTCGCGCTCCGAGATGCATACGGGAACGCCGTCAAGGATCGGTACTACACCATCGCTGACATCGCTGGCAAGGATCGCCCTAGGGACGAGGAAGGCAATGTCATCCCCGGTTCCCTCAGCCCCTATGAGCGCGTCGTTCAGGAAGCAGGACGCAGGGAAGCGCGTGGAAGCGGTCGCATCCCGATTGAAAGCAAGATGCGTAATCCCCGCGCTGTCCAGCCCGCATACGGAGCCATGAAGTGACCACCATCCAGCCACGCTCATTCTTCGACTCGACGCTGATCAGCACTCCTTCGCCGATTGACCTGATGTCGGCTGCCGAGCGAATGGAGTACAACCAGCAGATCGCCATCAATCGTCCCGGTGATCCGCAGACGCGGGCTCTGGCAAACGCCATGGCGCAGGAAGGACCGTTCGGGAAATTCGGCGTCGGCCTGATGGGCAGCTTCACGGGCTATGTGGGTGGACGCATCGGATCCTTCGTCAACGGACTCACGACGGACGATGAGTCCTACACGCAGCCGCTGAACTTCAACCCCAAGCCGCAGAAGAAGACGGATCCATTCAACCCAGAGCCCGTCGTTCCTGCTCCGTTTCCGAGCGCCCACTCCATCGAGGGCTACAACAACATCGAGGGAATCGCCGCAGACCTTGAGGGCGTCTCGTCGGACAACTGGGCATGGCTCCTCTCCTCCAAGAGCTACGGAGAATTCCAGTCCCGTCTCGACCTTGTCCGCATCGCGTCTCCTGAATTCGCGGAGCAGGGCTCTGGACTTGGAAAGTTCGCTGGATTCGTCGGAGATACGGCAGCGATCATCGGTATGTCCGTTCTTCTCGAACCCCTCGCATTCGCGGGGGACACGGGAATGTTCATCCAGTCAGGCCAGCGGATCGCGCAGACCGTCCGTGCGGAGCGGTTCGGCAATCTCTACCGCATCGGTGAAGAGGCTGCCGAGGCTGCTGAAGCCGTCTCCCGTCTTTCTGGAATGGGGCGATACGCGGCTCTTGGCGTTGCCGAAGAAGCAGCGATCAAGATCGCAAAGTACGGCATCGATCCGACCTACCAGACCGACATTGGAAGCATCGTCTTCGACTCCACCATCGCCGCAGGATTCGGTGGAGTCATCGGTGGATTCGCCGCCCGCGCATACGCCACCAACCAGATCACCCAGTACGCGAACGACTTCGTTCACCAGATGAGGACTGGCGCTGGAACGGGGCTCATGCGAAGCCCTCTTGCGTTCGTCACCACCGCTGCTGCTGATCGAACCTTGCTGGGAGACCGCGTTCTTCCGGTGGGAGAGACAATCGACGGCATCGCGGACGATGCGTTCGGCGCGTACTCAAGGACGGGACGCGAGAACATTCCGGGTACGGAGGGTCTTGCGCTTCCCGTGATGCAGGGCGAAGGAGCTATCAACCGTGCCGATGATGTCGGCGCAGCCATGCTTGCTGGAAACGAGAGGCCCGCGAATTTCGGCCCGTCGATGTACACGCCCGCGAACGAGCGTTTCATGGATTCGCTCCTGAACGAGGGACGCGCTCGGGTCACTGGATGGCGTGGAGCCCTTGCACGGTTCACTGGTATGCCTCTGGCTCGTGGAGAACTTGCCCGCAGCGCCCGTCGTGGCGAGGGTCTTCCCGAGCGTATGCGTCCAAGCGGCGTCTTCATGACGAACCGCCGTGGAACTCGTCAGCTTGCCGCTGGTCTTGGCGACGATGTGGCCATTGACCGCAACCTTTACCCCGGTGGAACTGGCCGTGGAACGGGAATCGAGGTCGAACTCTCGACGGAAAATCTCCGTGGCAATTTCGTGCAGTCGGACTCGCTGTTCGCAGCGGCACAGGAAGGTGATGTCGCCTTCCAGCACACTGGAACTTGGCGAAGCCTGAACCGCGCCGTCCGTTCGGTGGCAATCTCCGCAGATGCCGATGTCGCTCAGGCGAGCCGTGTCCGCGAGATGCTCACCGCCCGTGGATGGCGTCAGCGAGCCTTGGCTGATGGCACGACCGTGTTCACTCCTCCCGGTCAGCGGATGTTCCGTGCGACCAACGAAGGATACCGAGCAGCGGTCATTGGAATTCAATCTTCGATTCTCGGAATCCTTGCGGACATTCAGCGGCGTGGCGGTCCCGTCAATCAGGACATTGCCCGAGCAATCGGTCGCGCCCTGTTCGCCGCCGAGGCCGAGGGTCTCCGTGGAGTTGCGTTTGAAGCCCGCGTCTGGCAAACCGTCAATCGCTTCCTTCCCGACAATGTCGCGGAGCGGCTGCGTCAGGCCCGTGCTGCTGGAAACACCACGCGGATCAACTCCGTCGATCAGGCGTTCGATGAACTGGTCAACAGGCAGCAGACAATCGAAGGACTCTGGGCTCACTTCGACACGGGACTCGATGAGGCTGGTGATGCTCTTCCCGGTCTTGGAACCTCGGCTCCTCTCGACAACCCCGATCAGGCGTCGTTGATCCTCCAGATCGCCAACGAGATCCGAAGCAGGGGGACGAATGTTGATCGGCAGATGTTCGAGGAGATCATCGAGGATGTTCGCTCGATCATGCAGAATCCGCCGATGCGACGCAACTCCCGTGGCGTTGAGATGCTGGATTCTCGGCAGCGTCTGGCTCAGGTCGCGGAAGTGATCAACTCCCGTGTAGGTCAGGGAGCGGGCATCCGCATTCCTCGGGCTCTCCAGAACAATGTCCGCGTGTTCGGCGATCACCTGAATCGCACGAGGCGCGCAGCCATTGCCGCAGAGGAAGCCCGC